ATTACTCATTGTGGCACCTTCTCTATTAAAATAACGTTTCTATTAGCATTACTATTAACAATAGGAATAAATGTGCATCGGCATAATGGGTGTAGTGGTATTTTGTTACGTGCCTCAGTGATAGACATTACTGTGCCGTTTAAATCGTTACATGCATCACAGGTTCTCTCACCAGTACTGCTTAACCAACTAACTTCTTGAATATCATTACTCTTATAATTTAATAATGCGCCTTCAGCAGCTACTCTTGTACTTTCTGTTCGTGCAATCATAATAGGTCTACGTTCTGCATACGATAATACTCTATCCGTAACCTCGCCATTCTTAACTTCTTTTAAATCTTTTAGTTTTATCTCTTTAGCAATCTTATTTTTAATATCCCTAATACTTAAACCCTCATTAAAACCAACTTTTAATATAGATTTTAATTGTTCTATTTGTGTCGTGTTAAGTTTTCCTGCTAAAGCCTCTATTTCGTTTGTTGCCCTAAGACTATCAAATTTGTCTGTAGCAATAAATTTTTCTATTGATTTAATATATTCTAAATAATTGAATCCTAACCATTCCTTCAATTCTACATTAGTAACTTCATTAATAGCATTACATTTAGTGCACCTATATCTAGCATATGTTGATACTTCTACAGCCTCACTAACCTGTAGACATTTTCCACATTTAATTTTCATCGTATTAATTCCCCTTCAATATATTCGCTAGTAGTAAACGTGTATAACTCCTTTTGTTGTCCCGGTACTGGCGCTTGTGGCGCTGTTTCCTCTTTATCTTTTTCTTCCTTAGGCGTTTCTAGTTTACTTTTATCAATGCCTAATAAATCTGCTAATTGTAATTCAATCTCTTTAAATAATGCTGGGCTTAACATTGGATTCTTTAATAATTCACTATATCGTGTTATCTTTTCGTTACGTTCCGCATTGCTTGGTTGTCCCCACTCAAATTCTACGTCTGCATCAATCTTGTTTGATAATAATATTACATCAAATATCTGTGTCTCAATAATCTTTTCTGTTTCGGCTTGGTAACTGCCTGTTCTTCTTGTCCACGCGTCCATCTGTACGCCTGCTAATCCTTCTGGTATACTACCTTTACCCATTAATACTTCTGGTATCTGTAACGTGTATAGTAAGCATGTCATGTCGTGGTCTAATACCGTGCTAAACTTTTCGCTGAGGTTTCCGAAATCAACAACTGACATCTCAACATTTGGTCCCGTGCACCACTCCTGTTTGTTTGTCATGTATTCTAATTTCTCTCCAAAGTTTGTTACTTCCTCATCGGTTGGAATATCTTCCTTCTCCATATTACCCAATTTTATGTGTAATGGACTATTAGCCTTTCTTGCAGTTAACATGTGCATATCTTTTTCTGATTTTAATATATTATTTATAATATTCATTGCTGGATATACAATTCCTATGCCGTAAGGGCTATCACCTATCTGATTGAATGTTAAGAATGCTATTTCTTTTGTTTCAAACTCTATAACCTTGCTTCTATCAATTTTATCGAATTTTCCCGCGTACTGATAATATCTTTCTACTTCACCTTTCTTATTTCTTTTTACATAGAAGTAGTCTGCATTTAAAACCTTTAGTCCTGCAATTGCTCCTTTACTATATCCTATTTCTAATGGGCTTGAACCTTTTATTAGTGCTTGTCTAACCCACTGTCTTAATATTGTGTCAAAGTTTACATCGTGCATGAATGAATCTAATATTGTTTTAGCCTTTTCAGTTTCTGTTTTAATATAGAATCCTGGTCCAACAATAAAATCTACATATTTATCTACGGCACCCGTTATTACGCCAAACTTTTTGTATAACTCCTCTAATTGTTTGAACTCGAATGGATGTTCTTCGCCTAACTCTTTTGGAAACTTTACCGGGTTTGTTGGAGTATCACTTTTGAACTGTTCTAGAATTTGTGCTCGTAATTTTTCGTCTACGTATAGACCGTACTTGTTAGAAACTTTTGATTCTGCCATTAAGGTTTATTGTTTTTATTATTTATAAACCTTTGCGTATAAATTATATAATTATATTGTATTATATAATTTTAATATCTCAGAACTACTAGTAACCTTCTTACAACCAACATCAAACACCATAAGAATATTATTAGATTCACAAACAGGCACCTCAGGAATATTATCCTTAGTACGGTCACCACCTTTAGCAAAGATTAGACAATCATTAGGATATTCTGCCCGTAGTCGGCACAAATCCTCACACACACTACCATCAGTACTACAACTAATATAAACATAATCAACATATTTAAGACTACCAACAATAATACTTCTATCAGTCTCATTCATAAAAACTTTACTACCCTTCAACTCAACTTGCTTATCATTATTAACAATAACTATAAGTTTATCGCCAATATCTGCGGCATCACGAAGATAACTAACATGGCCGGTATGTAAAGGATTAAAATATCCGCTCGTTATAACAATTTTCATTTTAGTATTGGTCCTCCTCATCACGAACAAACAATTTATCATTTATTTTAATAAATCGCATTAGTTCTACCTGTTCTGAAACATCAATAATGTTCCTATTAATAGTACTATCAATAATCATTAGCTTATAGCATAACTACTCTTTCTACGATTCTTACACAGCCGGAACAAACTCAACATTAACGCGTCTGCCCAGTCATCATGACCATTATCCTCGTGATATACGCTAAGCTTCTCACCATTATATTCATAATGCAATGTTGCTAGTTGCGTTACAAGTTTAGGAATGTTAGGTATTAAAAATATGTCTGGAAAACTCTTATCAACTAAACCCTTCTCCTTCTTTAGGCATAGTTCTCGTTGCTGCTCAAACAAATGTTTAAGATTCTTATAACCAGCTTCTTTATTAGAGTCTCGTATAGGACTACTAGGATTCAATAATTTATTAAACGTTATTGGCGTTATAGGCATCTTATTATCTTTACGCATAAAGTCGTATAGGAATCCTCCCATACCCGTTTCATCAGGGAATATGTTGAAGAAGTTCCATCTATCATATAACTCCTTAGTATAATTCATTAATAGTGGTCCATCACTCTTCTCAAATCCTCGACCCCAGACACCTTTAATTGTTTTGTGTGGCGTATTAGTAATATTAAATCCGCTAATAAAATATACTGCATCATCACCACCTTCTCGCGCCGGGTCTAAACCCAAATCGTATGAGTAACCACCATCCGGCGTTTCTTCCCAAATCTTTTCTTTATCTACAATAGCATATTTTATTAATGTCATTGGTAAGTATAGGTTTACTCCATCCTCTAATGGAAACTCTCCCAACACACGGATACGATATTGATTGCTATCTATGCCAAACTCTCGTTCAGCCTCTTGAATAGATTCTTTAGTTACATTAATAGAATTTAGACTACTAAAATGGAATGTCTGCCACATATCTTTATTTTGATGATGCGACTTATAAAAAAATCCGTCTAGATAGTTCGGGTTTCCACACATTATACAGTACGCGTTCTCTGTTGTTAAACTTCCACGAATAGCATCCCATATCTCATCACTAACACCGGATGCTTCATCAATAATAAACATTATATTCTCTTCGTGGAATCCTTGGAAGTTTGTTGGTTCACTGCTTGCACGTGCAACCGCAAACCATGTTTCCGGGCTTGACTTATTGTATAATGTTGTTGCCGTCCACTCTAATAATCCTGTTAGATTACTTTTATTTAACCACTTCTTTATCTCCGGCCATAATATATCATTTAACTGATGATTGGTTGGTGCCGTGCATGGTATACGACAATCCGGGAAGCAATACATGAACCATATTACTAACCATGCTTCTAATGCTGTCTTTCCAACTCCATTACCAGACCTAATGCTGATTCTTTTGCACCGCGGTAAGCTTCGTAGAACTATTTCTTGGTCTGGATTCGGTTTGGCGTGTAACTGGTCTATAACGAAATCGTATGGATTGTTATAGTAATAGTTTACAGCCTCTATATCTATATCTCTAGCACTCATTTAGTTTTCTTTGTATTATTTCCAATAGCAATAATTGTTATGAATACTATTCCAATACCTAGTAACCACCAACCAGCTTTCTGTGCTGCTAATAACATTAATATTCCAATAATTACTAATGCTACCGGTATGATGTATGCTACATCTTTCTTATCCATCTCTGTTCCACCAATAATGGTTTTCTCGTTATCTAATTTTATTTTACTCATATTGTTTTCCTCCGCATCATTTCATCTACACCTTTAATGTTGTCAAAGTTATAGTCGTATCGTTGTAGTATATCGTATGCCTTTCGGCCATGTAATTCTAGTAGTGTTAATGCTATTGCCATGTCTGGCGTTCGCATTTGCTCCGGTATTAGTATCTCTATTACTTCTCCACCACTTGTATCAACAGTGTTTTCTAATTGTTTTTTTATTTGTTCCATGTTTTGCCTCTTCAATCACTATCTCTTTGTGGTCCATGTTTGGATAATATATTCCTTCGCCACTAACCGTGAATGTATTGTCGATTTTTTTCGTTGTCTTCACACCCTTTGCATATTTCCCTTTCGCCATCTTCTTCCCTCCAGAAGAATCTTCCTAAACATCTAATGCATTGTTTTAACATTATCCTCTTCCCTCTATTGCCTTTTTGAATTTCTTTATTGATTTGCTGCTTGGCATTTCTGAACATCTTTCACAAAATATTGCTACTATGCCCTTGTTTTCCTCTAATGTTGTTATCTTCATTACGAATTTGTGTCCGATTAGTTTGCATATTATACTCATTTTGTTAGCCTCACGTAATATGTATCATACATAAATGTACAAATATTTTCATAATGTTCTGCTATTAAACTTGGAACATTTCTAACGTATGTATGATACATTCCATAATTTTTTTCTAGTTCTGGATACTCTTTCTTGTGTTCTGTCTTATATATGTCTATTTGTGTTAGTATTTCTTTTTCTAGTTTACTAACGTCGTCTTGTATCATCTTAATCTTTCCTTAACTTCTTCTCTACAACAGTTGCATTGAAATATTCTATATTTCTTTGTTTCCCTAACCATAAAATGTGGGTTATCACATTTTCCACATGTAAATATTAATCTCAGACCATCTTTAGTATATCTTTTATCATGTTTTATTTTCATCTTCATTCCTCCATGCCGTCATGATTTTATAAAATCCTTTATTAAATTGTTCTTGGTCTAAGTTCATACGTCACCTGATTTTATTTTATCGATTATTTCTCTCCATTTTGCTACTGGAATAACAATGCAATCACCGTTTAAATCTCCATCTTTAGCTATATTTATTCTATGTCCACAATTTAGTATATCAGTAAATATTTGTTCATATGGATGTATTACTTTAGGAATATTTTGTCCTGCAGCATCTTCAAACTTTTTTAATGGAATATCAATCCATCCAGAACCATTATGTGGAGACATTATTTTTCCATCTATTACTGGGAATGTCCAACTCTCATTACTAATAGTTACTCCACCATGATTATTATATCTAGGTTTCCATCCAGTATTACATGTTATGTTTTCTATTACATTCAAAAATTCTTTATCATTTAAATCTGGTTTCATTTTCTCACCCATGTTGATATTCTCCATTTATACATCTTCCAACATTCAATACATTCTTTACGTGCAGCAGAAGCGTTTTCTATATTAATAAATGGTTTATATGCTGGTTCTATTATCCACTCATTTTTAATATCGTCAAAATATTCTATTGTATATAATTTTTTTATTTCTGACATTTAAATCACCTCAAGGATTTATCTGCTTTCTTCCAAACAGTTTCAGTTACTCCAATAAAACCTAATTTCTCTAATTTTGTATCAACAGTCTTTTTAAAAGTAATACCACAATTTAAACATTGACACAAATATATTGTTCCATATTGTGAAATACAATCATCGTATTGGTCTATTATTCCTTGTCTAACTTTGTCTTTATTACATTCTGGACAATGTTCACCATATTCTCTACTCATTTTCTCACCCTCATAATTGAAAAGTATATTCCTAAAATCATAAAATAAATATTATGTTCTTTTTTTGAAAAGGTTTCCCAACCAAAACTTATTAAACTTATATCTATATTAGTATATCTTTTTCTGATTATCCAGTTATCATAAAAATGATATATACTTAAATAATAATTTTCAGATAGTTTAAAATTCTTGGTTTTAGTCATTTTCTCACTCCATATCCTTGTTTACGCATACAACTTAGATGCCTATATTTACCGTCATTAATGCGTTTATCTGGTTTTGTAGCCATACCGTGAACCTTACCATAATAAATGTCTTGCCCTGACGAGTTCTCGCTACCATGGATTTTGTCGAGAGAACTATCAACACCATGACAATCAGGGCTTGACTGGTAATTAAGTTTATTAATAATACTTTCTAACTCACAATTTACAAAAGTATTTTTAATACCTAAAGCACTATATATCAATTTATTTTCCTTTAATAATTTTTCTAATTCTTTTTTTAATTGTTCAACTTCATCTTGAGAATACCATTTAGTTTTATTCTTTTCAACTTCTTCATTTAATTCACAAGCAGAAATATTATCATCTTCTTGTTTTTTAATCATTTCTTTATATATTAAATCTATTTGTTCATGTGTTGTTTTAGGCATATTACATCAACTCCTTATGAAGACAAGAGGAGTTAAACCTCAAACCTTCGGGTTATGAGCCCGACATGCTAACCATATTACACCATGTCTTCAATAAATATATCTCGCGTATCAAATTAGAAAAGAGGTGAGTCAAAAACTAATTCAACACGCGAAATATACAATATAATATATGTACTTATATATAAACATTATTATTATACAAAATATATATTCAAGATTGTTTCTTACGTTGAAGAAACGCTTGGCGGATAGCATCATTAACATCAATATTATAGTTAACATTTTCAGACTTAATCTTTTCACCATGAACAGTCTTCTGGACATCATTATAGGTCTTAGCTAACAATATCTCTTGAGTTGGACCCATTTGTCGCGTTT